TTCCGGTTTCTCATAGAAGCTAAACTCGTTGTATTTCTTCAGTATCATCGTCGTATCATATACGACCTTTACTGTGCTTCCTGCGACTGGTGCAGATGCAAATACCACGGTCCAATTAGAACCGATCTTAGCAAGAGAATACTCCTGATCCAGTGTTAGAACTACATCGTTCACAGATACCTGTATCAATGTCTTGTTGGTTATGGGTTGGCTTACAGTCCATGTAGTAGTTACACTGTTGCCTGTGTGCATATCGTACCAAGATTCTGCAGCATGCAATCCGTTGGGTGCTTGATAACCAAAGATGTTAGGTGGCTTGTAAGCATATTCTATATCAGTGGTGCTCACGCTATCATACGCGACAAGATGGCAGTTAAGGATACCAGGCATCGCACAGGGTACCCTAGTAGGTACTAGATCATATCTCTTTGGAATCAGAGCTCTTCCTGCAGTCTCAGTGACGTTGGAAGTATCTTCGGTAGGATATGTGCCATTCATCTTAGTATCATATAGTGCCTTAGCATCGTTATGATTATCGGTCCATCTAGGAAGATTGAATCCCAACTGAGCAGATAGCTTATCAACTACGGTGATATCTTTCTTGTAGATCTCTGTCACACCGGTAGAATATTCTGCTGCATCCACTGCACCCGTAGTAAGATCCTGATATTGTTGTCCTTTACGGATCATGCTGATTCCACCTAGCGTGTCCAATCCACCTACGGTCTGGTTCACGTTAAAGTCCTTGACCGTATAGTTAGGCCCTGAGTGTGGCGCATGGCTAAGCATGTCTATCTTACCGGCCTTAGCTACTCCTGGTCCGATAGCAGACAACATGCCTGCATTAGCCATGGTCACTATGCCGCCATTAACTGTTCCGATAGTGCAGCTGGGTTCTGCCAATGCTCCATTGGATAGCTCAGGTTTAGATACGGTTATCGTCTCACCGTTGGGACCTAATACAGCACTGGCGTCAATAGTAGTCAATGCACCCAGTCCCGACGGTTTGCTTACAACCTCAGTTGCGATATCTGTATAAGGATGATCTCCGTGATACTGATTCAGAGGAACGCCAGGTGCAGGATTGATGTTGATGTAATTCTTAGAGTCATCCTTGCCTTCGACTAATCCTACTATCTCTTGTGTAGCTGCAGGTGCAAACTCTGAACCTTGGTTGAGTACCGCTCTAGCACTATAAGGTTTGCCTCTATACATCTCATACCCGCCGCTGATCGAATCTCCTACTAGATAATCTTGATTGCTCTTGGTAGGAAAGTTCGTCTCTAGCGTAGTAGCAGGAATCAATACCTGCACACCTGTGATGGGATCTGCGATAGGAGGATGATAACTCTTGATCACCTTGGTATTGGGAATGAGTCCGCTCTTTCCCCATGCAACGAGATGCCCTAGCACTTCGTCATATGCAGGATGTAGTAGTGTGTTTGTCGCGCTCATATCAGCCTCCTGTCAATACAGACAATGCACCAGTACCGATCCACGGATGCGGTAGCATCTTCAATGTTTCTAACGATTTGATCATCTGTGCGGTGGGTCTGCCATTGACAAGCACCGTGAAGCTGCCTAGCAGCAAAGGATTAGGTGGATGTATCGGCGGCTTCTTCACGCCAGACCTATGAGGTGTCATCATGTCAAGCATGCGAGCCGTAGGCCTGCTGTTGGTCAGAACGTTCATGGACCCTTGGAACAGCAATCCTGTCGCAATGTTTCCATCTCCTAGTCTCAGCGTGGGTAAACCCGCCATTTGATATCTCCTTAAAGCGTCTTGGCTATCGCGATGCCTGTGGTCTGTTGGAGATATTGATTAGCGATCTCCTGTACGGTCTTGGCATGCATAGCAATGCTCTGCTTATTTAACCGTACTAGATCCTTGGGTTCTATGCTAAACATCATAGGGGCTAACCCTAAGCTGTTGTTAGGTCCCGGGATCAGGACCATCGGCTTGTTCAAGGTGTAATGATCGATGTTCTCTTCGTCGATGCGAGTGATTACTTCCTCGCCGTTGTTTAGCTTGAATGATACGACATCACCCTTGTTGTAGCTCTTCTGTAATAACATCTATGTTCTCTCTCAGTTGTCTTGGATCGCACTTACTTAAACCTTCGAAGCCGCCTTCCACTAACAATCTGGTACCAACATAGATCTGAGGCACGGTCTTATGCCCTGCTTCCTTGAGAAAATTCCTAGACGAATCGTCCTCTGTGATATCGACCGTCTCGAACGGTATGTCATGCTTGGTCAACCATGCTTTAGCACGATTGCAGAATGGACAGATAGGTTTTGTATACAGCGTGATCATTTCTTTGTTCTTCCCATGGTTACGTTCTCTTGGATGCGGACGTCTCTGTTATTCCAAGTCCAGCATTCTCCAGTCTCATCCTGGAAACATACCCACAACAGATCATGCTCCTGTCCATAATCGATCACTAGATGTGCCCAGGCTTTACCCTTGGGCGTGATCAACGGGATCGGAGCATGAAGCTGCGTTATCAAAGTTTGAATCCAGTGAAGCTGTTAGCATCAACGTCCTGCTTAGTACCGCCGATGACATAGCTACTTAGCTCCACTTCCTGCGGTGCTACCTGCACTTCGGATCCTGCGATCCACTTGGTAGTCCAAGGCAAAGGATTGGTCTTAGTAGGATATGGCGTGCCCAATCCCACATTCTGCATGCGGCGGTTAGCGATGTATTCCACATACTCTGCCAACAGCTGGTAATTAAGACCTATCATGCTGCCGTCCTTGAACAGATACTCTGCCCAAGCCTTCTCTTGGGTCACTGCATCCTCGAACAGCTTGATGCAGGCTTCCCTAGTCTCTTCTGCGATAGTCACGAAGTCTGGATCGTCCTTAGGCAGCAACTTTAGCAGCATCTGTGTGCTTGCTAAGTGCAGGTTCTCGTCTCGTGCGATGAACTTAATGATCTTAGCATTGCCTTCCATCTTCTTCAGCTCAGCGAACGCCCAGCTGCATGCGAAGCTGACATAGAAACGAACACCTTCGAGGATGTTTACTGACATGAGTGCCAGCCACAGCGCCTTCTTGTGCTCATAGGAGTCATAGAGATAAGTGTCCGTCTTGTCCATGGAGTAGATGTTGTTATACTCGATCAGCTTGTCATACCAATAGCTGATGTCGCCTGCACAGTCCACTATCTCTTGGATGTCCATCATCTCGTCAAACACTTTAGATGGATTAGCATAGACGTTGCGGATGATGTGTGTATAACTGCGGCTGTGGATGGTCTCGCTAAACGTCCAAGTGGTGATCCAGTTCTCGATCTCAGGCAAGCTGCAGATAGGACCAAACGCTACTGCAGGAGCACGACCTTGGACGCTGTCCAACAGGATCTGACGCTTTAGATTAGAGGTGAAGATATGCTGCTCGTGATCTGTCAGGTCCTTAAAGTCCTTGGAATCACGGAGACAATCCACCTCTTCCGGACGCCAAAAGAAACCCAGCTGCTGATCGGTCAACTTGTCAAACTGTTTATACTTCAGCGTGTCATAACGCTGGATGCTGACACCGCCGTTGGGATCTAAGAACGCAAGGCTCTTGGTATGATCTCGTTTATCGTTCGCATCAAAGACAGTCGTGCTCATGGTTTACCTCTTTCTAGTTTCCATCATATTAACATATTATCTTAGATAGTGCAACTTTCACAGTCGGCTTCTTCAACTGTTTCTGTCAGGCTCTGTGATGCTGCCATGTCCATCTTATCTACGTCAACTTCGCCCTGTCCGTCGTTAGTGTTGAAGTAATAAAGCTGCTTTCCACCGTACTTGTAGAACTGCAACAAGTGTCCGATCATCTCACTGAGAGGAATCTTGTTATCCTCGTAGTGCTGTGGATTATAGCTGGTGTTTACAGAGATGCCTTGGTCGATGTATTTCTGCAGCACTGCACAGATCTTGAGATATCCTTCCGGCGATTTCTGATCCCACAGCAGTTCATACTTGTTCTTCAGCTTGCGGAACTCTGGTACTACCTGCTTCAACACACCGTGCTTGCTCTGCTTGATAGAGATGAGACTGCGAGGTGGCTCGATACCGTTCGTAGCATTAGCAACCTGTGCGCTAGTCTCAGCAGGCATCAGTGCCATCAGTGTGCTATTACGGATGCCAGTGTCCTGTAGCTGTTCGCGTAGCTCTGCCCAAGGCATGCGCTCTACATGCGGAACCAGCTCGTCCACTTCGCGCTTGTAAGTATCGATAGGCAGGATCCCGTGACCGTACTTGGTCTCTGCGACACCGTCTATCATGCCTTTCTCTTTAGCAAGATCCGCGCTTGCCTTGATCAGATAGTAGCTCCACGCTTCTGCATATTCATCTACTACTGCTAGTGCTGCAGGATCCGAATAGCTTAGATCACGCTTTGCTAGGAAGTATGCAAAGTTGATGATACCTACACCTAGTGGGCGACGCTTCATCGTGCTTAGCTGCGCTGCTAGCACAGGATAGTTCTGATAGTCCAGCAGTTCGTCGAGTGCGCGGACTGCAAGATCACACATCTTCTCGAAATCTTTTGGTTCTTTCACGTTGCCCCAGTTGATAGCACTGAGCGTGCAGAGGCTAATCTCTCCGTTTGGATCATGCAGATGATCTAGCGGTTTAGTGGGAAGGTTGATCTCGCAGCAGAGGTTGCTCTGCTTGACTGGTGCAACGGATTCTACGAACGCACCGTGTGTGTTAGCATGATCCACGTTCATGAGATAGATGCGACCAGTGTTCTTGCGTTCTTCCATGAACATCGAGAATAGGTCGATTGCTCTAAAAGTCTTCTTGCGTAGCTTGGTATTTCGTTCTGCTGCTTCGTATAGCTGCTTGAACTTGTCTTGGTCAGAGAAGAACGCATCGTACAGCCCAGGCACATCGCTAGGTGAGAACAGCGTGATATCACCGCCGGAGAGCAAGCGTTCATACATCAGCTTGTTGAACTGCACACCGTAATCCATGTGACGTATGCGGTTGTCTTCCGTGCCTTTGTTGTTCTT